AACAAACTTTGTCGTTGCGGTGATGGTCGTGCCTCTAACCGTGTTGGCAGTTGTCCCTCCAATTGCTGGCGGCGCAGACAAATCCAATGTGCCGCCTAAAGTAATTGTTCCAGAGGTTGTAATTGGCCCGCCAGTTAAGGTTAAGCCATTGACAGTGCCCGCAGTTCCTACCGATGTAACCGTGCCTGTGGTTGGTGTTGCCCATGAGGGAACGCCAGAGGCCAAGGTCAAGACCTGACCATTTGACCCTGCCGCCAAGAATGTGGTTGTGCTTGGCGCTGATTGGTAGGGCAATGATCCTGATGCCCCGCCAGCCAGATTTGTGGCGGTTGTGGCGCTTGTTGCGCTGGTGGCAGTAGCTGCGTTACCCCCAATGGATAAACCGCTTGCAGTGCCTGTTAGATTCGTTCCAGCGCCGCTGAAATAAGTGTTTGCTGTAACTATTGTGCCAGTGACCGCCGCAGCAGTTGACCCGCCAATGGTTGTCCCGTCAATTGTGCCGCCCGTAATTGCTACTGAATTGGCGTTCTGGGTGGACATTGTGCCAAGCCCAGAAACTTGCGTGTTTGCAATTGCAATCGGGGTGTTAGTGACTGAACTAACCTGACCTGATGCGTTGGTGACAAACACAGGCACAGCAGACGCAGAACCATACGTTCCAGCAGTCCCCACGGGGGTGATGCTAAAAACATAATTGGTTAAGGTTAGACCTGTGCCAGCAGAATAAACCGCTGTATTGGAAAACCGCACAAAGGTGATGGCGGTGACCCCAAGAGTCCCGCCCGGCAAATTGGTGTTCACCCACGCAGACCCTGCCAACGTCACGCCATCCAAAACAAACAGATAAGCAGATAGCAATTCATCATATGTGTTGGCATCAAGGGATCGAGTCCATGCGCCAGACGCTGCCAAATAAATACCGTTGTCAGCGCCTGCGGTTTGGTCTTTTACCAATATGCGGTTACCCGCAGTCAAAGTCACATTCCAATCGCCGCCAGCTTGCACCGCCAAGCCAGACAACGTGATATTGCCTGTGGTGGTGAAATTTGCTGGGGCTTTGAACGCCAAACCTTGGGCAATTGCATCCACATAAGCCTGATTCACAATAGAAGTCGGGCCAGATGGGGCGCTAGAAATTGTGCCTGTGGTGGTTGCAATATTGGTGAAAACCCCAGTAGACGGGGTAATTGCGCCAATTGTGGTGCTGTTTATTGTGCTGTTGGTAATGTTTAGACCCGATTGATTGGGGTCAATAATCGGATAAAACGGCGTACCCGCTGGCCCAATCAGCGAAATCAATGCAAATGTCGGCTCAGGCTGGAATATACCCTGAACTGGGACAATGTTTATGGTTTGGGTTACGGCGGCTTCATTTGCCATGTCAAACCCTTAATCAGCTTGTGTAGCAGTGATATACAGCGTGTTTGTACCTGAACTAATTGCCTTAATGTAGAAAGGCGCTTTTGGGGCGGCAATCAACAAAGGATAAGTCATGACTGCTGGCAACACAAATGAACCGCTGTTACCTGTGGATGCCACAGTTGGGTCAGTTACTGTGCTGGAATTGGACAATTCCACCGCAGCAACGCCAGAACCAGTGTTCAACAATGAAACATAGTTGGTTTGGTCGTTTGTGGTGGCTTCAATCAACAGCGCGGCACTAGCTGATGTTGTCAAATTTAAGGCGTATGTGCGACCGCTTGGGCGCATTACAGAAGTGTTGACCATGTTTAGTCCCTCAGTAGTTTGATGAATTATAGGCTTACAAATAGAAAAAGCCACCCCTTTTGAGGATGGCTTTCTCACTTATTCCATGCGGTTTATGGCAGGAATGACAGGTCGTAACCGTAGATGAAAACATCAGCAGTAGCAGCCGCGCCTTGTGCGGTTGTGTTGCGAATGTAAAGTGGTGTTCCAGTTACTGCATCAGTTGATGTAGCAGCAGTCACAACCACTTTGGCTGCGGTGGTGTTACCAGTTAAGGCATAGGCGGTTTTAATCGCTGTGCCAGCAGCAGCAGCGCCTGTGTACACAGCTAATTGCGCTGTGGTCAGGTCAACAGATGCGTTGGTAACAATGATGCTTTGAACAGAAACGCGACCACTGGACAAAATAGGTGCAATGGTGTCGCCGACTGAATTCAAATTTACGCCTTCAGCAGACGCAATCAAACGCAGGGCTTGGTTGGTTGCTAAGTTGCTTGGGTGGTTTGTGTTTGTTGTTGCTGGGCCGGGATTTGCCATGATATGTTTTCCTTTAAATGTTTAATGAAACGGGGGTGTTTTAAGCCCCCATTAACCTTTAGGCTGCAACGCGGCAGGCAAGTTCTGGGTACAGCGGGGCCCAACCATACAGCACATCAACGCGAGTCGGAATCGAATCGTTGTTGATAGTGTATTGACGAACCACACGCATTGACAGACCCAATTCCTTATCGCTTGCGCGACCAGCAAAGTGAACGCCATCAGGCAATTCCAAATCAGCACAGGCCAATGTGAAAGCATTTTTGTGCATCACGATATTCTGTGGAGACACAGTGCCAGTGTTGTTGAATGGAGTCACAACAGCGGTTGCGCTGGTGGATGCCAAGCTAACGTTCTGGAACTGACCACCAGTAATCACGGCAGGGCTAACGGTCACAGAAGTTGTGCCAGAAGTTGCCACGGTTACAGGTGCGGTCACCACAAAGTTACGCAGGCGGTTGCTGCCGTAGGCTTGACGATTCTGTGGGTTGACAGCGAAAACGCCAGCAATCGTAATCACATCACCTTGTTTCAAGCCAGCAGTAGCTGTGGCAGCGGTCAGTGCAATGGTGGAAGTTGATGCCCAGCCAGTGGAAATGAATCCAGTTGCTGTGGTGGTGGCACATGACAGGGTAGCGGTTGCATAAGAACCGAATGTCTGTGCCACAACGTTTTGATCCATCTTCCAGTTCATGCCTGCTGAGTCACGGCCCATCATGCCTTTGGTGTACTGGCTAGAAATTTTGTCTGAGGGAACAAACAAACCTTTCAAGCTGTCAACAATGGTTGCGCCTGTGAACGGCTCAACAATACATGAACGGCGACCATCACGGGGTGCGCCCTCGCTGTCCAGATAAGCACCAGCAGTCAGGTAAGTGATCAAACCTGTAGGTGGTGTGCCAGCAGTACCGACAATGTTGGCGGTATTGTTTTTAGCCATTGTCAGACCGTCAAAGTCGATCTTGTTGGCAATAGCTGCAACAGCAGGCTTTAATACACGGTCACTGAACATATCCAAAGACAAAGCCAAGTCTTGGCTGGTGAACTGGGTATCAACGTGGAACTGTGTGGACAGGGTGACAGGCACTGATGTTTCGTTAAAATCTTCAACGTTCAAAGCAGGGCCAGTTGTGCCGATGAAACGACCGGGTTTGCGGACGTTCAAAGTTGCACCGATCTTTGCGCCAGTTACGGCGAATTGATCGTCATAGTTTCTTTCGACTTCGCTAGAGAAAGTCAATTCGTTTTCCAAGACCATCAACGCTTCGTTGGTGATCATGCTGATGGTAAGCAGATTGTTGCTCATTTTGTTTCCTTAAAAGAATGGGTTTAGCGAATCTTTCCAGCCAATCGTGCCGCCCTCCAAGCCTGATATGAACCATGAAATTGACCATCACTGGTCAGGTTTACATCACGCCCGTTGGCTGCTGATCTGATTGGATTGATCGGCGCGGGTGCTTTACTTTTCCCAACAACAGGCTTTGCATCAGTCTTTTCGTACTGCGCTTCCAACCTCCCAATTGCTCTCAAGGCGGCGGTCAAGGTCATGCCCTGCAGTTTTACAGCAAAGTCAGGATTTTCAGCAAGGTGATACAAGATGCGTGGGCCAACATCTGATTCAAAGATTGCGTCCCGCACTTCGTTACTTACTGTAACGTCTGTGGAACTAATCATGTCATCAAAGTCTGGCATTTCAGCTTTAGCCGCCTTAACCCGTTGACCCCATGCGTCTATTAGCTTGGAATGTTCGGCGGCGGCTTTAGCCTGCACTTCCTTTTGCTTCTCTTCCTGCAATCGCTGTTCCACTCGATAGTCTGTCAACGCCTTGGCGTATTCGTACATATCGCTGAACTGCTCTGGCAAAGGTTCTGTTTCGGCTAGTGGTT